CAAAATAAATGATGTTATCTAAAAACTTCTCACTAAAATCGTTCGTAAAATCAAATACTGCTATAAGATTGGGCATAGATAATGTGCCTACATCAGCGCACATAGAAAACATGAAATACTTATGTGCAAAGATACTACAACCAGCAAGAGATAACTTCGGAATTATAGATGTAAGTAGTGGGTACAGAAGTGTTAAGCTATGTGAAGCTATAGGTTCAGACAAAACGAGTTTTCACGCAATAGGCTGTGCTGGTGACTCTGAAATTAGGTATGAAAAAGTCAGTAATTTTGAGTACCTACTATGGGTGTATGAGCACTGTGAGTTTACTGAACTAATAGCCGAGTACTTTGATAGGAATAACAACGAAGCTGGCTGGGTACACTCTGCAATTCAAAAAGGTAGGGAGAACGAAAGAACTCTAAAGCTAAAAGATTCAAGGCACAACTACCAAATAGTAACCATAGACTATTTGAAGAAGCTATACCAATAGCTTACTATAAACAGCGTGCCGAGGTTACTACTGCTATTAATACCAATGAAGAAGTTAGTGCTGAAATCCTGTAAGATAAGCTGGGCTTGTATACACTAAAGGTAGTTGAAAGCAGAAGTAGGCTAAAATTTGCATAACTAATACTTAGATAGTATAGAAGATGGTATAATTATACTAGAAGTAATGTAATACCGACATGAAGACAATTGGAGATACTTATATGAGTACTAGAAAGAAGAGTGACGTATTGCAGCCTGGATGGAAAAACTGCCCTGATTACCTCAAGCTAAATGCGGATGTAGAGGCTAGTTCTGGTATACAGGATGAGATACGATCAGACTTAGAAACATACAAGATACTAAAACAGGGTGGAAAACCTGTTAAGGTGAAACCAGGTAAAAGTGCTATACGTCCTAAGATGGTACGTAAGCACCAGGAGTGGAAATACCCTGCACTAGAGGAACCCTTCTTAAACACACCTAATATGTTCCAAATAATGCCACGTGGTCCTAGAGACGCTGCTGCTGCACACCAGAACTCAATGTTAATTAACTACCAGTATGAGACGTTGATTAATAAAGTAAAACTAGTTGGGGATGTAGCTAGAGTATTCGAAGATGAAGGTACTGTAATAGTCAAGACTGGCTGGGAATCCAAGTACGAAATGAAAATGGTCACTAAGCAACGCCCGATATTTGCGTCTGCTGAGGATAGTTTACAGATAATAGATGCCGCGGTACAGTCAGGCCAAATGACACCTGAACAGGCACAGGATATGATTACTAGTGGCCAACCAATGGAAATCGGTGTAGAAGACTACGAAGAGGAAGAGGAAGTACTTACTAAGAATCAGCCTACGCATACAGTACTGGACGGCGCTAACGTAGGTATAGACCCAAACTGTGAGGGAGACTTAAACTTAGCCGGGTTCATATGGCATGAATATGATACTAGTTGGGCAGAGCTAATTAAGAATAAGTATGAAGAGCTCCCAGATGGTTCAACTAGAGGGTACTACAAAAACATAGATGAAGCAATTGCAGCCGATTCAGATGTAGCTTACTTTGAGAATAAGTCCAAAGATTACAGTAACTTCGTATATAGTGATAAGGCTAGAAAGAAGTTCAAAGCAATCGAGTACTGGGGCTACTGGGATGTGCAAGGTGATGGTGTATTAGTTAGTATAGTTGCAGAATGGGTGGGAAGTACTCTGATTAGACTAGAAGAGAACCCATACCCACATAAGAGACTACCATTTAGTATAGCATACTATATGCCAGTGCTGAGAAGCACTCGTGGGGAGCCAGATGCTGTACTACTGGCTGATAACCAAGAGTCAAATGGTAAGATGACTAGGGCTATGCACGACATAACTAGCACAGCGGCTACTGGGCAGGAGTTCATAGATGCTAACTTTTTTAGTACTATAGCAGATAAAAATCAGTATGAGAAAGGTAATACAGTATACTTCAATAGTCACATGGACCCTAAACGTGCTATACATAGGCGCTCAGTAGATCCAATAGACAGTTCAATACTACAAGTTATGCAGATTAACACACAAGAGGCAGAGAATCTAACAGGCACTAGGCCGTTTGGGGGTACCAATGGCGCACAGGGGCTAGGGCTAGCTAAGATGTCATTAGATGGCACAGCTAAACGTGAGCTATCTGTACTACGCAGAATGAGCACACTATTTGTGGATATGGCTAAGATGGTTATTAGCATGAACCAAGCGTATATGGATGAAAAGCAGACTATTAGAATAACGGATACTGAGTTTGTAGAGATAGCCAGAGATGACTTACAAGGCGACTTTGACTTGCGAATTAGTATCAGTACACCTGAGAAAGATGACCAACAAGCTCAGTCATTAATGATGCTACTACAGACTAATGCTGCTAGTATGCCTCCTAAGTTGTATGCTAAGACTATGGGTAAGATACTTAGATTACAGTATCAGCCAGACTTAGCAGAAGAATATGAGAAGTACGAACCAGAGCCAGATCCAATGCAGATTAAGATACAAGAGATGCAGTATGAGAATACTAGGCTCCAAAATGAAATGCTGAAGATGGATATGATTGCTAAACAAAGTTTAGTAGAAGAACGCACAAGCAGAATGATAGAGAATACGGAAGCTGATATTAAGAACAAACTAGCACAAGCAGAGTTAAGAGCGGCTCAAGCTGAATTAGCGTTAGCTATGGCTGAGAAAGCTAAGAGTGAGGCAGATGTACTAGATCAGAAGTTTATTGATGTAGATAGTGGCAGTGCCCGTGAGAGGGAAATTCAAGATTTAGAGTATGCTGCTACTGTTAAGAATCATCTAAAAACGGTCGGCACACGTAACCAAAAAACAAGGTGGTAATTAATATGGTTGGAGATATGACAGAGCAAGGGCTAGGGCAACTTGGTGGGCAACCACAGCCTCCACAAGCAGAGTTCACAGTAGACACCGCTAATAGAAAGAATGCAGAGATAGTGGAGAGAGTTAGAACAAATAGTGGTACAGGGCTTGGGACAGTACGTCAGGTAAATGATGGCATGGTACCACCAACGGTCCAACAAGGATTAGGGCAAGTGGTCCCCACTATGCGGTCAATGAGTCTAGATCAAGATGCTATAGAGGCTGTACGTAGTGGGCAAGTTAATCCTATGGATGTTATGAATGATCCAAACATTAGTGGTGGGGCAAAAGCTACTATACAAGGGATGATGTCCTAATAAAGAATTAAGGTTAGCTCTAGTATAATTCTAGTATGACAGCTTAGGGTTGGATAATTAAAAGGATACGGGATGAGTCAAGCAATGGATGCAACTGCAACTAACTTCGAATCAGATACTACTATGGGGCAGTGCATTGATGCATTAGTAAAAGAAATAGAAGAGCTAGAAATTAAAGCTACGTATGCTAAAGCATTTAAAGAATTATATGAAAATGCTAATTTCAAAATAGTTATTCTTGATGGGCTTCTAAAAGAATATGCAGCTGGTATAGCTGTTAAGCTTACAGACCCTACCATAACTGAAGAGTTAGAAACTGAAACATTAGTTGAATTGAAGTCATTACGATATCTTAGTAAATTCCTGCAGATGCAGTTAACTACAGCAGCTAATGCTGATAGACTTGTAGCAGAAAATAAACAATTACTACTTGATATACAATCAGGTAAAGAGGGTATATAATAATGGCAAAAACATACGATAGTGTAGCAGATGAATTAGATGCAATGATAAGAGGTAACCATGAACATGACTCCTCTGAAATTACTGAGGATTTAGATGCTAACAACGAGGACACAGATCACACTGAAAATGATGATACTGGAGCAGAAACGGATGGTGAAGCTGCCGAGCTTAGCCAGGATACTGATGAAGGTGCTGAAAATGAAGGTGAGGAAAACACTCCAGTAGATGCTGATAGTTTAGATGTGGAGGATGAAGGTACGACTAAGGAAGCCTTAACTACTACAGAAAACAGCAAAGAAACAGATACGACTGAGACCGGCTCAGCAGTAGAGACAACGGAAGCTGTTGACTACCAGAAACAGTATGCAGAGTTATTAGAGAAATCTAAAGAAGCTACTGAGTTCTATGAAAAAGTCGCTGGTGTAAAGTTCAAAGCTAATGGTAAAGAAGTTGAGGGATTCAAAGACCCCCAAAAGATTATCCAAGCGCAGCAAATGGCATATAACTATAGTGAAAAGATGGCAGGATTCAAAGCGTATCGTCCATACATGGGTCCGTTAAAAGACCGTGGCATGTTAGATGATCCGACAAAGTTTGATCTTGCTATGAGCTTGATAGATGGTGATAAGGAAGCATTAAAGCAGCATATGGCTAACATAGGTGTAGATCCAATGGAATTGGATATGGACTCTATTAAGTATGCGGCAGCTCCTAAAACTTCTAGTCGAGATGCCCTAGCTATAGAAGACGCATTAGATGTAGCTAAATCCTATGGAGTTGAAGATAAAATCTATACTACTGTATTAAAAGAGTGGGATGATGATAGCTTCAAAGAGTTCATTGGTAATAGTGCTGTACAAAAAGACCTTATAATGCAGATGGCTGATGGCACCTATGATGTAGTTATGGATAAGGTGTCCTCCTTATCCGTACTCGATGATAGGTTCGCAGGCATGAAGATGGTTGATAAGTACAGAGCCGCTATCACTGAGCTTAACCGAGAAACAGCACCTGTACAAAAAGTGGTAACTCCTCCTGTAGCAGTAGCAGCTGATACACAGGCTATTGCTGCTGCTAAAGCGGCTGAAATAGCCGCTAAAGCTGTTGAGGAGTACAAGGCCAAGGTGAATAAAAATCGAAATGAGAAGGCTAAAGCAGAGCGAGAAAAAGCAACCGCTGCTAGCAAACCTAAGAGTACTGTCACTACACCTAGTAAACACGATCCTATGGCCTTAAGTGGTAAAGAGATTGCAGATATGCTAGATAGAATGATGATGGGAAAGAAATAATATAAAGGATCCATAAAATGGGTATCACAAGTACATTTAATGATGGTGGAACAACTTCAAACACGATTGAAAGACAGTTTACACCAGAGTTCGTAACTAAAGCTATAGTTGAAATGCCAGCTCGTAAGAGATTTTTCTCTAACCGTTCTAACAAAGTGGCTATGCCAAAAAATCATGGTGACACGTTGACTAAAGAAGTAAAACTTCCAATGCTACATAAAGATAATATGGTAGATGGTGGTGTTGATGCTACTGTTGCATCTATAATCAAGAACGAGTATGCTCGTGTTGTTTCTGCTACAGGGTTAGTTGTTCAACGTTACAATGTAGAGAATTACCTTGCATCTGATGGGTCTGTATCACTTGCTGATGCTAGAACTGCTGCACGCGCTGCTGCTGTTGCTGCTTTACAAGCCGGTGAAGAAGTTAAGTCTACTGCTGGTTCTATCTTGAATGGTGCTGCTGGTTATAACACGTCTACTGGACCACTTGCCGAACTACCCGAAGAGGGTGGAGTTGTTAACTTACTAAATAGTTCTAGTAAACTAGTTAGTGCTAAGATTTCGTTCCATGGTATTGCTTCTAAGTATACTGTTCGTTCTGTGGAGCTAGACTCACGTATGGGCCAAGTAGCTACTAAGATTAAAGATCTTTCTCGTGCTGTTATTGAGCTTAAAGAAATGCAAGTTCAAAACTCTGTTTTAGCTGCTGCTGAACTTAACATGATGCCATCTACAACTAAAGCATATGTTGTTGATATGTCTGATATGGATGGTATGGATACACTTACATATGAGGCACTTACTGCATTCGAGCAAGAGTTACAGCGTGATGATGTTCCATTGGATACTGAAATCCTACAAGGTGTAGATTTGATTGATACTGTTACAGTTGAAGATGCGTACATTGCATATGTGAACCGTGAAGCAATTCCAGTTTTACGTAGAATCACAGGTCCTGGTGGAGCACTTGTATGGGTTGAAAAATCTAAGTATGCTGCTGGTACTACATTACTTGAAGGTGAGCAAGGCTCAATTGGCTCATTCCGTTTTGTTGTTGTTCCTGATCTTGCTGTATACCGTGGTGCAGGCGCTGCTGTTGGTGGCACACTTACTACTGTAACTGCTGGTGCATTCATTGTGGGTGATACGTATGTAATCAGAACTGTTGGTAGCACTGACTTTACATTGATTGGTGCACCTACCAGCGCCGTGGGTGTTCAGTTTATTGCTACTGGTGTAGGTGCTGGTACAGGCACAGCTGACTCGTCCGATGGTGACTTGGCAAATGCTGCAACTAGATCTGCTGCATACAAAACAGTTAAGACTGATGGTACATTTTATGATGTATTTGCAATGGTAGTTGTTGGTGATGACAGTTACTCAATCACCGGTTTTGGTGGCGAGTCTACTTCTGCTAAACATATCATGCCTAAAGCTGATGTACATAACGACATGTACGGAGAGGTAGGTGGAGTTTCAGCGAAGTGGAGCTATGGATTCCTCCCATATAGACCAGAGCGTATCAAGATGCTCGCTTATACTGCGACACGAACAGGCGTAACAACTGCAGCTTAGGCTGTGGTTCTGTGCTTATTTAC